GCATCAGTTGTACCGATGTTGTCGTAAAGACCTGAAGTAGCCGCTGCAATGGTAGCCGGGGAAGTTTGAACCGCCGAAGTACCGGTGTTAACCGTAGCCATGTACAAGTTAGCTGTACCGCTGCTACCAATAGTAACGCCGCAGTTAGTTGCGCCGGTCAAAGCTACGTTAACTTCAAGGCCAAAACGAACGATCTTAGCGCCAGCAGGGAGCACAAACATCTGTTGCGCTGTGGGGCTTGCCAAAATTACGGAAGTAGGGGCTGTATAAGTCTGAGCAACAATAGTTGCGCCTATGTTGCGGATGGTACCGGCAGTAGTGCCAGTGGTGTTCTTAACGGTGCCCAAAAGCCAAGGGCCAAGGTGAGTAGCGAAACCCATAATAAATTGTCCTCACATGCGAGTTAAGTGCGTCGATTTGCATGTAACAGGCCGGGAGCCATTCAACGCACCGGTTTCCCGGAATACTGCTTTTATAGCATATAAAACTAAAAAAGGGGAGCGTAAGCCCCCCTTTTTATTAAGCGCCCTGCGAGCCGTACATGCCCAGTGGGTCAGACCAACCAAACGAATAACGCTCACGAGACTTGTAACGTACGTTACCAGTATCAAAATCGCCGTCCATTGATTGAGCCAAAGGCGAACGAATAAAGTGCTTCATGCCGTTTGGAACGTCAGTGGTCAGGAACCATGCGTTTGTGTCAGTCAAGAAGTGGTTAATCGTATAGCCTTCAGGGATCGAACCATTGTTCTTCAATGCGTTGATGTCGTTATCGTTAGTGCCGACGCGGAGTTCGGTTTCTAACAAACGAGTTGCAACGAACTGGAGAGGTGGTGGAACAATCAGCTTACGTGGTTTAGCAGCGATCAACAGACCGCGTTCATCCGTCCAAGCAGCGATCTGAATAACAGCGTTTTCCAACGATGTTTCATTCAAATCAGTAGGAGTTGAAGGGATGTTGCTGTTGGTACCACCGTTTACTAGAGGATGCGAAGCTGAGAACAAAGCCACACCATCACCACCGGGGTAGGATGCTGAGAAGCCATTGTTGATAACAGAAGCAGCTTTAACTTGTTTTGTATACGCCATAGCACGAGCCAAGCCTTTGGTATAACGAGCCGACAAAGAGTCGTACAAGTTATCTTCGATTGCCTCTTCTGTTAAGGAGAAGCCCAAAGCAATGGTTTCGTGGTTGTAGCGAGCAGTCCAAGTTTCCTGCGCGTTGTCATAAGCAATTGCGCTACCCTCGTTTTTAACAGGGGCGGCACTAAAGCCAGACAGCTTGGTTTCCTCTTCGAACGAACGCTCAGAGGTTTCAGTTTCGTAAATCTCTTTGTGTTCTTCGCCGTAACGAGCGTACTCCAAACCGAACAGTGCGTTCAAGCCGGGGAGCAGCTCTTTCAATAGTTGTGCGCGTGAAATAGCCATGTCTTACTCCTTAAGCACCAGTGGCAGAATAGTAGCCATGCAGACTTTGGTTCAACTTAACCAAGACTTCTGGGTACTGGGTGAATACGATTGTTGAACTTGCAACAAATGCGGTTGCAGGAGGCTGATTCAACACAACAGTAGTTGCGCCAACAGAAGCAGCGGTATCAACAAATGAACCTGAAGCAATGATCTGACCATTAGATGCAATTGAAGCAACGTCCGTTCCAACAGGAAGAGCGGTAGTCAACGCGGAAACAGTAATCGTGTTGGTAGAGATACTTGCGTATGTTGCACTGCCTAAACTAACAGCAGTATCAGGAACAACACCAATTACACGTAATGGCAGAGTAGTTGTTACTGGGGTGTCAGTAGGCGCTAAAACAGCATTTGCTGAATTACCAGTATTTGTGCTGCCAGTATTGTTAATTGCCGATACGTTACAACCGACCATTGCGTTAGCAGCAGAAGCTATAACTACGCCAGAAGAACAAACAACAGCTTTAAACACTGCGTCTGGATCATCTGATACGTACGCTTCGCAATCACCAGCCAAAGTGCCGCCGGGCCAGTATTGAGCGAACTGCTTTTGCTTAGTTACTGGGTTGGTGTATGTGCAGCCCAAGAAAATACCAACGGTTTGGTTCAGAGTTGTGCCAGTAGTTACTGAAGCACGCTCTAAACGACCACGAGATAGAACAACAAAATCGCCATAGAAAATGTCGGTTGCATAACCGTAAATGATGGGGTACATGCGGGTAGAACCTGCAAATACTTGACCACCAATCAAATTCACTGGCTGTAGGCCGTAAGGGGCCGATACGACAGGATAAGCCATAATTTGCTCCAAAAATTAGTTATTTACCTTTACCAAAGGATGTCGAAGATTTTCGCTCATTAAAGAGTGGCATCCTCGGATCGTTTTGTCGCATAAGGTTGTTATCTACAGACTCAATCTGCCCTTCGGACTGCTTCTGGTAGTACGAATTACGCTGTGATACCAATTCCTCTGGGGACTTACAGAGTAACAACCCACCAACCTCGATGTTGTCCTTAAAGCGACTATTCGGGTCGATTAACAGTTGAAATTTTGGCTGTTCTTCAATCCTGACTGGCTCCCATCCCTCTCGCAATTTGGCGGAAAGGTTACGTGGGTCAGCGTTGTTCAGGGTTGAAATACGAATCCATCTGTACGCGAAACCGGGTTGCTTGTCTGGTTCAGGGAGAAGCTCAGGTGGTGTCCACTGCTTAGGACGTTCCTGCACGGCACGAGTTTGTAGTTCACGACTAAGTTTGTTTTCAGCCATTGTTGGCCTCCATTTTCATAAGTTCACGGGCGTACTGTTCTGGGCTAAGTCCCAGACGTTTAGCGATGCTCAACTGCGATTGCTTAAGCACGATTTTTTTGGAACCAGTGCTACGGGTCGCAGGAGCGACTACCGTGGATGGTCTATCTGTGCGTCCAGCAGGTTTATTTCCCGCTTCAGACGTTTTATCTTGGAAGTAGTCCGGGAAGCGTTGACGCATGGTGCCATCAATCTTCTGCCAATACTCGTCGGTGGACGTGTAGGTTTGACCGTGCTGTTTGACTAGTTTTTGGTGTAGACCAAGTGCTAGACTAGTCATCTCCTCGTCTTGACCGAACCATGTATTGCGCTCTTGCCACGCAACAGCCCGTGGGTCAGGACGAGCCACTTGGGCTTCTGACTGGGGTTGTACCTCATTTTCGTTATATTGTAAAGAGGGAACGAATTCTTTTGCTTTCTGCAATTTATAGTTTGCATCGTTCAACTTGCGTTGCGCTTCTAGCAATCTTTCAGAATCCCCATCTTCGTACGCAGATTTATATGCCTTTTCAGCAACATTTAACTCCAGTTCGGCGGCACTCTTATATGTATCTAGGTAAGTGCGCTCACCTTCGCTGAGTCTAGTTTTGAGATTCTTGTTTTCTTCTAAGATTCTCTTGGCAAGGTCTTCCGCAGCTTGACGCTCTCGCAGGGCTTGGTCTTTCTCCCGACGCTCGTCATGCCATACTTTCTTCATTTGCTTTAGACGAGTTTTAACTTTCTCGGAGTAATCTTCCAATTCGTCTTGGTCTAGTTCTTGAACTATCTCTTTAGGGAGGGGTTCACGATTACGATCTTCTGGTGGGGTATCGTCCTCGATTTCAAAATCAAAGTCGTCTTTAGCTGCTTCCGCTTTCCCACCTGATTTAAGTTCTTGCTCATCAGGGAATTCAAACTCTTTCATTTCCATACCACCTCCTTATGCGCGGCTAATGCCACGAGGGTCTTGGACAACTGCGTCAACAGTGTCTTCGTTAATTATGCGGAACTCTTTACCGTGGATTTTTAAACGCGATCCACTATTAGGACGAGTAACAATAAAGTCCCCCGGCTTACACCACGGGCCAGTTGGATATCGTTCCTTGTCTGTATAGCAGTCGGGACCTAACGCCACGACAAAAAATACCGTTGCTAACACTTCTTCATAGTGCATAGTAGAACCGGCTTTTGCTAAACCGTTTTCGTACTTGTCATCAATCTCAGGAATAGCAACCAGAATTTTGTACCCACTAGGTGCAGGTAGTTGTCTGGCTTTTTCTTCCGCTGTTTGTGGTACTTCACCGTCTTCCGTTGCGATTACTATGTCAGTCATCGTCGTTGCGCTCCATTTGGTCTGCAAGGTCTAATATGAAACCTTCTGCGATGGATAGACCCCGAATCTCCCCGCATATTGCACGATACTCTGTGTAATCCTTTGCAGTGCCGTCACTCACAGCGTGAGCTAACTGCGCCTGTTTTTCATTAATTCTGTCTCTAATAATTGTCAGAGTTTTGTCCATCATTTACCTTTTGTCGGTTTTTCTGGCTGTGGTTTGTTAGCTTGCTCACGTTGATACTGCATTTGGTCACGTTCTTTTGCAGTTTGTGCGCCTATACGAATACCTTCTAGGCGCTGTTTAGCGTCCAATTCTGCTTTGTCTTTGGCTGTTTTAGCGCCCAACTGTGCGCCAGCAATTTCTTTCTGCGATGCGATGCGCTCTCTTTCAACTTCAATTTGCTTAACTTTAGTAACGGCATCCACTGAAAGTTTCTGCTTCTTAAGGTCAAGCTCACCCTGTTTAATCTCCAATTCTTTCTGTTGCATCTGAACAATCGGGTCTTGGGCCGTTTGTTGTGCTTGTTGTTGCGCAGCTTCAGTTTGATTTTTCTGCAGTAACTTAGCCGCTGCCATAGCCATCATGCTAGCGATTTGGTTCTCTACATCTTGTGGGATAGTTTCATCATCTTTGTTTTGTGGCAGTGGTACACCAACCATCTCTTCGATTTGCTTGCGATACTCAAACGCAACGTGCTCGTTTATGTGCGCCAGCATTGCAGCCATCAGTTGCTGCGCTTGAGGGTTTTGCCCAATAATTGCCGCAATCTTTGGGTCTTGCATCGCAAGCATATGCACTTGGATATGCGCTTGGTGATCCTGATACGCAAACGCTTTGACTGGTTTCATGTTCAACACAGCCATGTTCTCTGCTACAGGGTCTTTCGGTTTCTGATCTTCGGCGCTTGGTATTAGCTTGCCGATGTTCTTAATACCTAAGACTTCCAACATCTGCCGGTTCAACTCAACCATGTCGTAGATTTGTGGCGATGCTTGTGCCATTTGCATCACAGCTTGGTACTGGACAACTTTCTGCGACATAGTTGCCGCGTTAGGGTCTGATACTGGGATGACATCTACGTTTGCATAGTCTTGCTGGCGTGCGCGACGTGGGCCTTCTTCTGGCTCGTAGTTGTATTCAGTAGGAGCGTAAGCAGCGATGATGTTCTTTAAGAGTTTGAACTCTTGTTTCATCGCAAAGTGGATGCGTGCTTGTACTGCGCTCATCACTTTTAATTGCCGCTCAAGTAGCGCCAGAGTTGTGCCTACTGGTGCTTGAGCAGACATATCGCTAACTTGTAAGTCAGCAGCAGAAGCAAAGCGCCTTCCCTCGTCTACTATCTGATCCATCAAGCCTTTTAATACTTGGCTCGGTTCCTTGTATGGTAGGGGGAGTATGTTATCTCGTATGGTGCCAGACGCTACATCGACATCTCGCCACTCTCCCGGAGAGATAGGTGTGTCATCACCCTTAGTGCGCATGCCTTTGGTTTTTAAACCACCGGGTAGATTAGATAGCGTACCTGCGTCTACAAGTTGGCGAAGGATAGAAGTACCACTCTTAGCGTATGCACCGATTAAGTGGATCAAGCCAAAGTAGTAGAAACCAAAGCCGGGGATATAGCCGTAGTGCACAAAGTGAGTACGCTTCTGATATGTCTTATCGTCAGGTTCCCAATTACGGCGAATAGCCAGAATATTTTTAGTGCCCTTCTCTATAGTGACGATATAAGGAAGCGCGATACCATCCTCATGCTCGTAACCCGGCAGGTCTAACTCAACCTGCATCTCCAAGAGCTTGAAGCGATCATCTGCAGTAGCACGAAAGCCCATCTTCTCGGCTATTTTTTTCTCTACATCATCTAGTGCATTAACTGGATCGCCCAAGTCAATGTCACGATAGAAGCCTGCAACCATCAACTTCTTCAAGTCGTTCTCAGATTTACGCATCACATGAGTAACGCGTTCTGCGGTCTGCAAATCTTCAGAGCCATACGGAACAATAACGTCCTCGGCTGGCACAAAGATAGATGCTTGACGTTCTCTATTTGGATCGTAGTACACCTTCTTGAACGCATTACCTGAAAGTCCCAAGCCCCACAACATACGCTCATGCTCACTACGATATTCAGTCATCACTTCCGTGAGCTGATAGTTCATATCAGCTTGGACTCGTTCAGCCGCTTCTTTCTTTTTTGGAGTTTCTTTGCCAATGATTTGCGTTTTAACCGGACCAGAAGCCGGGAAAGTCGCCATGATTGTTTCGGATTGGAATTTAACCAGTGCTTCAGATAACAACGGATGGTATACGCCACAAGCACCCTCCCACGGTTCGCTACGTTCTTCGAGCTTCATGCCTAACAACTCAAGACCGTCCACGTACGTTTGCATCCAGTCTTTGCGACTAGCTACGTCATCATCATAATCAGAGAGAAGCTCGGCGGCTAAACCCTGCAATGCATCTTCACTGATCTCTTCAGCAAGGTTATCGTTAAACTCATCATCTTCTTCTTTGCCCGGCTCTATCTCAATCTCAAGATCGCCCGTGCGCATGGTTACGCTTTCTGGGTCTTCAATCTCAATCTCTAACTCCGGTTCTGCCCCACCCTGCATACCCATAGGGTCTAAGCCCATCGGAGCTTGGTTTAGTGCTTTATCAATAGCCATGATTTATCCTTAATAATAGGGACGTTTGCGCCTAAACTCAGGCACTTCTTCAGGCTCATCCAATAATGTACGGATGTAGCCACCTCGTCTGAAACGCATCATTGCAAGGGACACAGAGTCAACATAGTCGTCATGCTCCCCGCCGGGGAACGATGCCACCTCGTCTACAACTTCCTCTGCCCATTGTGTGTTGGGTACCCAAACCCGTCCGGATGCGAACAGATCAGCGACCGCATTCAATCTTGAAATCTTGTCGTTACCTTTGCTTGGTGTGAACTCTTGGACAGGTATACCCATCGCCCTCATCTCGTAGATGAGGGGGGCACCTGATGCCTTTTTCTCCACAATGATGGAGTCGGGGTCCCACTCTTTGTATTCCTCGATGGCTTTCTTTTTAAGCGATGGGAATTCAAGTCGATCACGGAAGGCGTTGAGGAGGATGATGTTGGCTTGGTTGACACCCGTATCGTCCTCCTGATAAAAAACTCCCCACGTCGTACACGCGCTGTAGTCAGCACGGGTAGATTTCTCAAACGCAGTATCCCACGACTGGAGCACAAATTCACAGTGTGGGGGAGATTCTTCTTCCCATATTTTCCACCATTCCCTCTTTACTATCGCCGCAGATTCCGAGGTCGGGTTCTGCATATACTGCGCCATCCACTTCTGGTTGGGTAGTTCTTCCTTCAACGCCATCAGTTCTTTTAACGACCAGAACTCAGGCCACAGTGGTTTGCCACTCGGTAGGATCGCAGGAAACTCAATCACCTCCCAGTCATCTCCACCTCTCTGGGACGCCGCTTTTATAACTTGCCCTGTCAAATCTTTTTTTGACCAACGGGTCATAACTATAATAATGCTGCCACCCGGTTGCAGACGCTGACGCGGGCCTGACGTATACCACTCGTAGACCTTGTCGTAGATTTCTGGGTTCACCTCGGCTAGTGCAGCCTCTTGTTCTGAGTGCGGGTCGTCAATAATTAGTACGTCAGCACCCTTACCAGTAACCGCTCCTCCTACACCAATAGCAAAGTAGTCACCACCTGCGGAAGTATTCCATCGTCCTGCCGCTTGAGAGTCGGCACGCAGTGATGTATCGGGGAAAATCTCGTGAAATATCTCAGAATCCACCAAATTTCGGACTTTTCGACCAAAACCTACCGCTAATTCAGCAGTATGGGACGTTTGGATGACCTTTTTGTGCGGAAACTTACCTAAAAACCACGCTGGAAGCAGGTAACTAGCGAATTCTGACTTGGTATGGCGGGGTGGCATGTTAATAATGAGCCTTTTGCACTCGCCACGCGCCACTTTCTCAAATGCCTTTGCCATTCTGGAGTGGTGCGCCCCATTAATAAAGTGAGGCCATACTTTATGGACAAAATCCATGAAGTTGTTTGCTGCATTCTCTCGTTTTTGGATTACCTCATGCTCTTCTAGGGAAGCATAGAGGTCACGAAGCTGCGCTTCCGGTAAATTTGGTAGTGCTTTTAAGAGATTTTGCAGCTCTTGGGCGTTCACAACGGCTCCCCGTTGTCTTCCGCTGTCTTATTTAATATCTCTAATGTGTCGATTTCTTGTGCATATTCCGGCTCATCTGCACATTTTTCATCATTTTCTGTGCATATCTTGGCTTCTAGCAGCCCCAATTCCTCTTCTACTGAGGTTTTTTCGGGGGAGATATCGATAATGTTGTTTTGCTGGGCAGCTAGCAAACGATTGATCTTGTCCGTAATAGCCGTTTTTAGATCGTCTGAAGTGCGGTGAGTAATAGTAACTTCGGACTTTTCTGTAAAAGCACCAACATCGGATAGCTTTCCCAGAAGCTCAATAGCTTTTAATTCGTAGCGGGCGTCGCCGCAGGAGGATATTTCAAGGAGGCGGTTGGTTATATATGTCCGTGCTTGGGTAGCATCTAGGACTACACGCTGGTCATACTCATTAAGTAGAGCCGACAACTTCAAGGCTACGTTACCTTGATACAGAGCAGCGGGATTGTATTGATCAGAAGCCGTTTTGTGTTTCTGCTTATCAACCTGCTTGAATAAGTCGTGGGCTAACTTCTCATCCTCTTCCGTCATTTCGAAAGGCATGCCAAGTTCTGCCATGAGCGCTGCCGTACCAGCAGCTACACGAGCGTTATCCTGCAGGGTCGCGCCGAATTCATCGCCCAAATCTTTGGGGACGGGCACGCCATCTGTAGGTTGTATATGAATTGTCATGTTCTGCCTTGTCTGGGAGACAGATAAATAAGTGCTGGTACTCACCGCCCGGGCAAAACGTATCTCCGCGTTTCCACCATATCGGCTTTCCCAACGACGCGAAATATAACACATCTTTTCAAAAAATATATACCCCCCGGGAGGTTGCGATTTGAAAAGGCAAGGGGGGCCTTTCTATATATTAGTATGTGGAGATATGTTGTCATTTTTGTATGGGGGGGGCGTTTTGAAATTTGCTCTTGTAATGAGTAAAACACGGTGTAGATGGCGCGATAGGGTGGTATTCGATAATTTGGGGGGTGGGTACTGGGTGGGGT